TTCAGGGTGCGGAGGTTGAAGTCAAGGAACACCGCCATCGCGGCCAGATTGCCGCCCCAGATGCGGTAGCTGAAGTCGTTGACGACCTCAGCGTTGGTCTTCTCGTCGTCAGCCATGCTGCTTCACCACGAAGTACAGGACGGCGCCCAGCACCCCGGCCCCGATGGCGAACTTCAGCAATTCCTTCCAGAAGGCGAGGCCAAGGGCGAGGGCGATGAGGATGATGGGGAGTAGGATGATGTTCATGGGTCAAACCATTGCGTTCTGGAGGTCATCGAAGAAGGCGGCGAGTTGGTCGTCGCGGTCGAGGTCGCCCGTGATCCGGTGGCGGACGATCAGTTCGCGCACCTTCGCAGCCTTGTCCTTGATGTGCTGGGCCTCGCGCTCAGCGCGCTCGCGGCGCTGGCGGGCGAACGCCTTGGTGGCGAGGCCCTCGCGGGCGACCAGCGCGGTCGCCTCTGCGATGATCTCCGTGAGGTCGTCGGGCGAGAGGTAGGACATCGCGCCCCGCCCACCCGCCTTGCGGCGCCGGTAGACGGTCGGGACCTTGCGCAGGCCAGCCCTGATGCCCGTGATGGTGTCGCCCTCCACCTCAGCGGTGAACCAGTACTCGTGGTCGTCGTCGTCCCAGGCGACGCTCAGCCAGCCAGCGGGGGCGGCGGTGATGGTGAACTGGGTCATGCGAACACCTTCGCCAGCGAGGGGGTCAGACGGCCCGTGACCAACCCGTGGCCCGCGCGGCCCAGCGCCCACTTGCCGTTCTTGGTGTCGATGAGGCAGTTGTCGCCATCGCCATCGACCTTGAGCCAGAGTTGGTGGCCCGGTTGCGCGTCGCGGTCGTCGCGGACGTAGCCCTGCGCGGTCAGGATGGTGGCGTAGCTGCCGTTGGCGGGCTTCGCCTTGGCCTTGGCCTTGGCCTTGGGCGCGGGGCGCCCGTGCTTGACCCGCGCGGCGACCAGCGCGTCGTCCAGCGACGCCGTGGTCTTCTCCGCCGCTTCGATGTTGTCCAGCCAGCGCAGCGCGCCCTTGGTGACCTTGTCCTTGGTCTTTTCGACCACTTCGCGCACCAGCCGCAGCGCCTGCTCTATCCACCTGGGCACCGCCGTGACGCCGCCGTCATGGTACTGCTCGTAGAACTCCGGGGAGTGGACGTGCGTCGCGTTGGAGGCGCCGCCGTGGCTGTACTCATGGCAGAGCAGCAGCGCGATGGCGGTCCACGTCGCGGGTGAGCCGACGTCGCGGCCCTTCAGGAAGCCCCGTCCGACCGCGATGTAGGTGGCGCCGTCCGTCCAGCCATCCGCATGGTCGGCCTCGCCCAGCACCACCTTGCGGCGCGACGAGAAGGCGGGCGCGGTGAGTTTGTTGCAGACCTCAAGGATGATCGCCTCAGCGGGCGTGTAGGCCTGCGGCGCGATGATCTCGTAGCGCTCCGTGTTGTCGGGCGCGAAGGTCGCCAGCGGCGCCGTCTTGAATTCCTGCGGCCACCAGCGGACGTTGGGCTTGATCACCTTGGCGACCAGTTCCTCCACCGTGTCCACCCGGAAGAACTCGTCCAGCAGCGCCTCGTTGAGGACCACCGCCAGATGCGCTCGCTGCACCTTCTCCGCGCGCGGCGACTTGGCGCCGACGCTGAGCGTGCCGTTGCAAGTGGCGATGGCGCTGCGAAGCTTGTCGATGGTCAGCCAGCGGCCAGAGGCGTCCTGAAACACCGCCGCGTCCGCTAACTCCGCAGGCGTCAGATCGCCAGAGCGCAGGCGCTGGGCCAGCATGGCGCGCTCCTCAGCGGAGAGGGCGCCCTTCTTGGCCTTGATGTTGGTGTCGGCGTGCGAGCGCAGCACCTTGGCGATCTTCGACCAGACGGGGCAGTCAGCCAGCACGTCGTTGCGCGCGAAGTTGAGGCGCAACTGCTTCTTGGCCACCACGGTGCCGCCGATCCCAAGCGAGTAGGCGCGGTGGTCGTTGACGAAGACACCAAGGTTGTAGATGGCGAGGCGCCCCTGCCCCAGCTTGTAGAAGGCGTAGTCGTCTTCGAAGTCCCACGACTCCTTGGCGGCGACCTTGTTGATCTGCTCGCCGTTCAGCAGCACCGGGACATCGACGTAGCGCACCATGCGGCGCAGTTCGTCCGCGATGCCGCGCTGCCCCAGCAGCGACAGCGGCTTGTAGAGGTCGATGGCGATCTCGCAGCCTGGATAGGCCTTGGCGCTTTCAGTGAGGTCGTAGTCCAGGCCGCGCCCCTTGATGTCCACCTTCATCGCGAAGCGACCAGAGCGCCAGTGGTTGACGCCAAACGAGAACATCTGGCCGCGCCCCATGCGGAAGGTGCCGTAGACGGCGTCGCCCTCCTCGTGCGGCTGGCCAAAGGTTTCGAAGAACAGTTCGATGCTCTCGCGGGTGGGGAACCCCTTGCCGTTGTCAGCGATGGTGGCGCGTTTGTCGGTGAGGGTGACTTCGACCTGGGCGGCGCCCGCGTCGATGGAGTTCATCACCCCCTCGCAGAGCGCCTTGGTCAGCGTCCCCGCCTGCCGCTGGATGACATCGAACAGCAGCTTGGGGTGGATCTTGAATTCGCGGGTTTCAGCTTTGGTCGGCATGGGTTCTTTCCCTTCGGCGGGTGGCTCGCTGCCACCCCCGAACGATAGCCGCGTCGCAGGCCCTCGACAATGCCAGCTTGACGCGGTGCGACAGTTATTCCGCAGCCCAGAGGTCGCCTTCCAGGCCTGCGTCGGCCACGCGGGTATGGATGATGGCCGGGCGCGCCCAACGCCGCTGGAAGGCCCTCCAGGCGGGCGCGGGCGCCCACTTCTCCTGGCTGGGCGTCTCCGGTTGCCAGAGCATCGCCATCGGCGTGAAGCCGATGCCCACCATCTGCTGCAGGCGCGCCTCAGCCAGGTCGAACGAGTCCTTCGGGTAGCCGATCAGCACGTAGCAGCGCATGCGGTGCGAGCGCGCCGTGAAGCCCGCCTCGAGGAGCCGACGAGCTGCGCTCTCCAGCGTTTCGAAGGCGTCGCCTGGATCGTAGGCGAAGAACATGTTGGGCCGGGGCGTCAGGCTGGCGAGCAGCTCCACCTGGTAGTCCTCGAGGCTCAGCGCCTCCAGCCCGCCCGTGAACTCCACCCGGCGCGTCTGCCGCCGCAGCATGTCGAACACCGCCTCGACGTGGTCGCGCGGGCAGGCCAGCAGGTTGTCGTCCAGCACGTTCCAGCCGTCGACGACCGGCAGCACGTTGGGCGTCGGCCACTTCTTCCAGACCCCGCAGAACCAGCAGCGGCGCGGGCACCCGCGGCTGGTGATCGTGTAGCCCGGCTTGATGTAGCGCCCAGGGATGAACTCCAGGCTGGCGTCGCCGTAGGCCACCCCGCCGATCTTAACCGGCGCAACGTGCCGCCACTGGTCGGCAAGCTGCTCAGCCCGCAGCTTGTCCTGCGTGAAGGCGACGCTGATGTGCACCTCGTCGGCTTCGGCCCAGAAGTCCGGGGGCCCGAAGTAGGCGAGGTCGTCGACCGGCGAGGCCTTGGTCTTGCGCGGGAAGACGCGGATCAGGCGCATAGCAGCTTCCGCAGACACCAGTGGTGATAGCGCTCGAGCGCCTCCGTGATCGGGCTCAGCGCGGCGTGCGGCACGAAGTAGGCGGGGCGCCCGGTGCCGGGGTCCGTCCACCACCGCTTGTCCTGACCGTCCGCCGCCATGATCCAGCCGCGCACCGCCAGGTCGTGCGGTGGCTCGCCGGTCACCAGCACGAACGGTCGCTCAGACGGATCGCCGCGCTTGCACTCAGGCGACCAGGGCTGGTGCAGGATCAGCCGCTTGTCGTGGTCGTCCGCCGCCCGCACCTCGAACGGACCCACGTCTGGGTATTTCTTGCCCGCCTCGTCCCACAGCTTCGGCAGCACCGGGTCCCAACTGATCCCTGAGAAGAGCGACCAAGCGAACTCGCCGCACGCGCCCAGCAAGTTGACCCTCAGCGGATCCTGGCCCTGCGCCTCGAAGCCGTGCGCGCCGGTTCGCCGGTTCGCCTCAGCCGCCGCCTGCCGCTTCGCCGCCACATACTGCGCGAGGTCCCATTGCTCGTCGGTCAGCGACATGCCGATGAAATCGGGCGCATCGTTCATCAGCGCGGCGAGACTCACCCGAACAACTCCAGCGGCGGCGGCGGCGCGCGCAGGCGCTCCGCGATCGCGGCGCTGATCGCGCCCGTGCCGGGGAACAGATCATCGACCTGGTCGCCGGGCTGGACGTTCAAGAGGTCCATCAGCCAGCGGCCGAAGGCGTGCGGCTTGGCCCCGGTGAGGCCGCGCCGCAGGGTGATCCCCTCCGCCAGCCAGTCGCGCACCGTGTCCTCGAGGCGCTCGCGCTTGCGGCCGCCGCGCCAGATCACCGGCTCCCATGCAAAGGCCGGGTTCACGTTGGGCTTGAAGGCGCAGAACGGCTTCACCCAGGCGCCGACGCGGGCGCCCTCGCCGCAGAGCGGGAGGATGTCGCGCAGGCTGGGCGACGAGCAGCAGAGCGCCCAGCCATCCGGGTAGTCGATGTGGAGGCGCGCGACCAGGTCAACGTGCCACGAGAGTTCGTCGCAATCGGCGGCGTCGGGGTGGTCGCGATAGAGTTTGCCCTGCCCGAGGTACGGCGGATCCGCGATGGCGAAGCGCATGCTCATGCGGCCACCGTCCGTCGCGGGCAGAACAGGTCGATGTGGGCGAGCGCGCCGACCAGCAGCGGCACGGTGACGGCGTAGCGCGCGGCGGAGCTGCCATCGCCTGAGGTCGCCCCGGCCCCGAGCGCGCCGAAGATGCGCCTGCGGGTGTTGATCCGGGCGACATGGTAGTGGACGCCCCAGTCGGCGCAGGCCTCCCCCCATAGCTGCATGGTGCCCAGCTTCCAGGCGGTGTCGCCGCCCAGGAAGATGCCGACGTTGGGGCCGACCAGCGGCTCGAGGTCGGCGGGCTGCATGCCGTTCTGCACCGGGATCAGCACCAGCGGCGCGCCGGTCGCCAGGGTGCGGTTCAGCCAGCGCACGGAGAGATCAAGGCTGGAGCGCTCACCGACGCGGTCGGGCAGCACGATGAAGTCGGCGCCCGCGCCCAGCCGGTCGATCATCCGCTCGTAGCCGTCGTCATCGAACGGTCGCCCGGCCTGGTGGTCGGCCCAACCCCCGGAGTCCAGGCAGTACGCGAAGCCTTCCGTGCGCCACTCGTGGGCGCGGCTGACCAGCACCCGGAAGCCTGCGGCGCGCATGGCCGCGAGGTTGCGGCGGTTCCCGGTGCGCGAGACGTAGTAGGTGAGCGCCTGGGTCATAGCCAGACCACCGCCTCGAAGCCCTCAGGCCGCGTCACCCGGCAGCCGATGCAGCCGTCCAGCAGTTCCGCGACATGCTGGGCGATCTCCTCGCCCGACCACCACGGCAGCACGCCGTCCGTACCCGGAAGATGGTCAAGCAGATCGCGCAGGCCGACCTTCAGCGCACGGCCATCGCGGAGCGGCGTGGCCGGGTAGAACGCGGTGATCGCCCAGGTGTGCTCGTGCAACCCCTCGTCCATCACCGGGTCGCGGTGTTTGGCGGTCAGCAGCTCAGTGACGCCCGTCACCGCGCTGGTCATGGCTCGAGCGCCTGGATCCGCTGGCCGATCCAACGGATGACCGGGGTCGCGAAGCTGTTGCCCAGCGCCTTGTAGCGCGGGCCATCGGCGGCTGGTTTGCTGCGGAACGGCACGTCCGTGTAGCCGTCAGGGAAGCCCTGCAGGCGCTCGCACTCCGTGGGCGTCAGCCGCCGCACCGCGCTTGAGGCGCCTACCAGAGCGGCCTCGTTGCCTTTCTGGCGGTGCACATCGCCGGGGTTGCCGCCGCCGCCCGGCGCCAGCGTCGGCGCCGTGTCCGCGAACACTTGCCGGTTGCCCGACCCGTCATCGGCCCGCAGCGGGAAGGCGAGGCCCGCCTCGCTGACCTCAGGCGTGGAGTTGCCGTTGACGACCAGGTCGCCGCCGCGGGCGCTGACCCGGTTGCCGTTGCCCGTCAGCGCCTGGGTACGGTCGCTGGCGCGGGCGTTGTAATCGACGTTGCCCTGGCTGGGCGTGATGTTGAAGGCCTGCTGCTCAGCCAAGAGCGTCGAGGTCCCGCGCCTCACGCCCGACTCGCCCGCCAGACTGCCAGCCTGATCGCCGTCGCCGCCCATCAGCCGCACCTCGTCGCGACCGTTCGCCTGGAAGGCCACGGCGCCGACGCCGATGCCCGCGCGGCCGCCGCTGGGGGTCAGGATGGCGTTGGCGAGTTCGTCATCGCGGAACTCCAGTTGGTGGCCGTCGCCGCGCCCCCTCGAGGCCAGCGTGAACACCGCGCCCGGCGCCGCCGCCTGCAGCGTCCCGGCCGGGTCGCCGTCCTCACCGATGCCCAGACCTGGGTCGCGCAGCCTGACCCGCCCTTCCGCGTCGGGCGAGGGCGTCAGCGCGTGGCCCTCGCCGCGCCTGGCTGCGTCCGCCGTGATGGGGATCGCCACCGCCTTGATGGTCGAGGCGTCCAGCGGGCCGGTCGCCTCCTCCGTGATCCCCAGACCGTCGTTGGCCTCGCCGTAGCCGCCGCCGTTCTGCCAGTTGAAGGCGATGGCGGGCCCGACGCCGCCGTTGGCGTGGCTCGAGGTGAAGCCGCCCGCGCGCAGCGTCGGGGAGATGTCCTCGCCCAGGTCCCCGCCGCCGTCGTTCTTGGTGAAGGCGATCAGCGGCACGCCGCGCCCGGTGCCGTCCTCCGTCGCGCCGCCGGCGCTGTGCGCGTCCAGCGCATGGGTGACGACGACTGCATCGGCTTGGTGGCCTGGACTGTTGGTCTGGCCCCCGCCCCGGCTGGAGCGCGCCATCAGCGGCGGCGCCACCAGCGGGGTGCCGCGCCCGGTGCCGTCCTCGCTGGCGTCGAAGCCATCGGCGCGCAGGCTGTGCGCGACGTAGGTGTCGGAGTCCTCGCGGTGGGTGGCGTTGGGCTGGCCGCGCAATGAGTGCGCGACGAAGGTATCGACGCTGATGTCGTGCCGGCCTGAGGCGGTGTGGCAGCCGTTCAGCGCGCGGGCGATGTCGCCGCCCTCCAGGCCGCTGGTCAGCACCGGGATCGCGTAGCCGCCTTCGAACTCCTGCTGGCCCCACCCCTGCCCGTGCTTGCGCGCCGTGCCGCCCGTGGCGGGCAGCGTCCCGGCGATCAGGTTGTCGGCGGTGTCCGCGTCGTTCCGATACCCGCTGCTTGCTGGAGAGCTGCCTGCAATTGGGCGGGCAGATCCTTCCCCCGCTTGGCGGCGCGGCGCAGGATGCCCCGACAGGCTGTCGGCGAGAGGTAGTAGCGCGTCGGCACATCGCCACGCTCCAGCACCTCCGACAGCGAGCACGAAGACGCGCCGCCGTCGTTGCGCCAAGCCAAAGTGCTGGGCGTCCAAGACCCGCCATGCGGCCATTCGCTGGGGGCCAGCAGCCACACCCGCGTCCGTCCATTTTCCCCTTGGCCCGGCGTCGAGGGCGCATTCGCTTCCGACCAGTCCGCCCAGGAAGGCGCCGAAGGCGTTGTCCTCTGTGCTGAAGACGCCGGGGACGTTCTCCCAGAGGACCCATGCAGGCGGTCGGCCAGCAGCGCGTCGAAGATCGTCAATTGCGTTGGCAAGGCGGATGAACTCCAGACAGAGGTTGGAGCGGTCGTCGCTCAGCGAGCCGCGCAGCCCCGCCACGCTGAAGCCCTGACAGGGCGTGCCGCCGACCAGCACGTCGGCGCCCACCAACACCTCAGCGTGGTCGTCGCGGAGGTGGGTGAAGTCGCTGTAGAGCGGGACGTGCGGGTAGTGGTGCTTCAGCACCGCGCGCGGGAAGGCCTCGACCTCCGCCATGAACGCGCAGCGCCACCCCAGCGCCGCCCAGGCGACGGACGCGCCTTCGATGCCGCTGCAGACGCTGCCGTAGGTGAGGGGCGCCATAGGCGACACTGGGCCCCCGCTTTCGCGGAGTGTCAAGTCGACCTATCGGCAAAAAGAAAGCCCGCCTCGCGGGTGCGGGGCGGGCCTGAAGGTGGTGGTGGTGGTGGTGGCTACCGCCGTCGCGGTGGCTCGTAACAGCCAGCGTCGCGCAGCCGCTGGCGCTCCGCGACATCGCGCTGGCTCTCAGCGCTGCCGCCCAGCGAGCGCAGGCGGGGCAGGCCCAGCGCCTCGGGCGGTCGGCGCCTGGTCAGCACCGCGTTGATCTCGCGCAGCGCCTCGTGGGCGGCGGCGGGGACCTCAGGGCCCCACTGCACCCCGTATTGCTGGGTGAGGGTGCGGAAGCGCGCCTGCGCCTCCGCCTTGGTCAGGGTGGTGGTCATGCGCGCGTCTCCCCGCACTTGTCGCAGATGTCAGCGAGGTCGCACTCAGGGTCTTGGCGCCAGATGCCGCCGCAGCCTTCGTGGGCGTCGCCCGTGGTGGAGGTGGTGACGCCCTCTGGCGGCAGCGGCTCCTCGTCCAGCGAGCGCTCGTCGCCGCAGTCCTCGCAGAAGCCTTGGTCGAAGACGGAACCCAGCACCCAGCGCTGGTGGCGTTCGTCCCATTCCGCCCATGCGTCGCGGCGCACGTTCGTACCGCCGCACTCGCCGCAGATGATCCTGATGCGGGTCATTGGAAGGTCCCCGCGACGAGAGCGTCGATGTCGTAGTCGGGTTGGCCAGCGTGGCGCTCCACGAATTCCTTCAGCCAGCGGCCCTTGCCGTCGTAGGTGCTGTAGGCGTCGCTCGCCCAGCGCGTCCACTTGGACCGCAGGACGGCTTCGATCTGGCGGTCGTCGTACCCCATGCCCATGAGGTAGCCGATGGCCTTCAGCCACTCGTGCTGGCCATAGGCTTCGAACGAGTAGGCGTCGGCGGTGGCCTCCACGAGGCGCTCAGCGCGGGCGCGCTGGTTGTGGGACGCCAAGAAGGTGGGGTCCTGTTCCGTCCAAGGCCTGAGCGCGCTGGCGACCTCGCCAAGGCGGGCCTGGACCTGGGCGAGGATGGCGTCGGCGCCGCGATAGTCGCGGCCAGCACGCGCGGCTTGCTGCAGGCGCTGCAGGGTGCGCGGGTTGGCGTCGATCATGTGGGCCATGCCTGCGGGCCAGTTGCGGCCCCAGACCCGCTCGCCCACCGCCACCACGATGGCGGCGTAGTAGACGGGCGCGGTCGTGGGCGGCGGCGCCGGGAGGGTGAAGGTGGTGGTCATGGTTGTCCTCAGACGGGGGTGAGCGACCACGCGCCGTTGGGGGCGCGATAGGTCTGGAAGCAGATCATGGCGTCCATCGCGTCGTCGATGAGCGCCTGCGGAAGGTGCGGCTGCTGGGCGTAAAGCCACTCGCTGACCGCCACGATGCGCCCGCCTTCGACATCACCGGGAATGTCCAGGCAGGCGCGCAGGGGTTGGCCAAGGCGGCTCACGCGGCGTCGCCTTCGTAGAGGCGGACGACATCGGCGGCGATCTCGCCGCCCACCAGCAGTACGGGGATGGGCGGGTTGCCGTACTCCGCCTGGAACTTGTCCGCCCAGTCGATGGGGAGGGCGCCGCCGTAGGCCTCCTCCACCACGTCAGCGCGCTGGTTCAGCGGCAGCGCCGCGAGGATGTCGGTGATGGCCTTGACGGCGTCACGCGAGGCTTGGGTGTCGTAGGCGATGGTCATGGTGATGCTGGTCCTTAGCCAAAGATCGCGATGTCGCAGAGGTGGGTGAGCCGACCGTCCGTGCAGCCAGCGTCGAAGTGTTCGCAGCCTTGCTGGGCCAGCAGCGCAGCCAGCGTGGCCAGCGCGGCGGGGTTGCCGCCTTGGGCCTCCAGCGCCTCGTAGGCGAGGATCAGCGAGGCCTGGACGCCCAGCGGACGCGTCTGGCCATAGTTGGCCACAGGCGCACGGGCGTTGAGCCACGCCATGTGGGTGTCGTCGGTGATGCTCTCCAGCGGTTCGCTGCAGTCGGCGTCGTTCTCCACCGCGTCAGCGATGACATCGCGCACCGCTTGGGTGGCGGCGTCCAGATCGATGCGGACGGGGTAGGCGCCGCCCGCTGCGGCCACCTGAGCGGAGAGGAAGGCCTGCGCGGCTTCGATGCTGATCTTGCGGCGGGTGTTGCCGTCAGGATCGTTGACCATGTCGTCGCGGCAGTTCTCCCAGAAGCCGTCGAACTGGCTGTCCAGGCCCGCGTGGTGATCCAGGGTGCGGAGGGTGAGGAAGGTCATGGTGGTGGTGTCCTTGGAGGTTGGAGGCGGGCCTCAGGCCCAGAAACCGGGGCGGTCCTGCGCGGCTTCCCAGCGGCGAACGAAGCCGCTGAGCCACTCGCGCTGGTGCGAGGTGAGGTCGTCATCGAACAGCATTTCGTCGGCGCTGGCCGGGGTGAGGTGCTGCTGCGCGCAGAACTGCGTGAGTTCGTCCGACATGGTGACGCTGGTCACCCGCGAGCGCCACACCGACAGGGCGTTCAGCAGCGCAGCGTAGTCGTCGCCCTCGTAGACGGTGAGACGGTCACCGGGAGGCGGCAGGTAGACGCCGTCCGCCTCAGGCTGGTCGCCATAGACGAGGTTGAAGCGCGCGCCACCGTCTTCGCCAAACTCGCTGAGCGCGGGGTCAGCGTAGTCGATCCAAACGGTGAGGCCTTCAGCGGCGGCGTGGAAGTTGGGGCACACATCGTTGTGCCACGACTCGTCCTCGAAGCCAGCCGGGATGGCGGGCATGGTGGCGGGGTCGAAGTCGGGGAATTCACTCTGGTAGGTCACTGGTGTCTCCGTGGTGGCTGACTGTCGTTTACAGCGACAGTTGGCAGGTGTCAACGGCGACAGTGGGGTGACAGATGTGACAGATGGTGACAGATGTCTGGAGGCATGTGTCACCCACTTTTGTTGAATGATCTCAGAGGCTTATGCCTCTTGATGACAGATGTGACAGATTATGTGCATGAAATACGCGCTATGAGACGGGATATAAGGGACAGGCATACACATTAGAAAAGTGGCTCTAGAGGCCCGCAAAGAGCAAAAAACTGCCCGATCTGTCACAAAACGAGCGTTGCTGTTGCTGAAAGGTGAGTGTCGGCAATGGGTTAGCTGACCATAAGCCAACGCTAGTTCGTGACGCATCCGTCATCAACATCTGTCACAAAACAAGCTGTGCTGGTGGTTTGAGCGGTGATGAAGCGCTGCTGTAGGGGGGATTGACCCGGCCCGCTCGCGCAGATCGTCAAGTGCGGGTAGTCTTGCGCGCGCGATGTCGAAGTTCGATCCCCCAGGTCGACGCCCCAAGCGCACTGACCGCGAGGAGCTGAAGCGCGACGTGGTGCGTGGCCTGATGGGTGGCCTGCCGCTCACCGTCGTGGCGCGGCGCCACGGCACCAGCCAGACCAGCGTGGATCGCTGGGCGGCGGGCGACCCATCCTACGCCGACGAGATCGCCGCCGCGCGGGCGCTGGGTTGGGACAGCCTCGCCGTCGAGTGCCTCGAGATCATCGATGACAAGGACGGCGATGTGATGCACGACGCTGACGGCACGGCGCGGGCGAACACCGCCAACGTGCTGCGCGACAAGGCGCGGGTGGAGACGAGGCTGCGGCTGCTGGCCTGCTGGGACAACGGGCGCTACGGGCCAGCGCGCACCGTCAAGGTCGAGGGCGAGATCACCGCGACCACGCGCCATGTCATCGACCCCGCGACGCTGGACGAGGTGCAGCGGGCGGCGCTGCTGTCGCTGCTGGCGCACGCTGAGGCGCAGGGGCTGATCGCTGGGCCTGAGCCTGAGGAGGCTGAGTACGAGGTGATCGAAGAGGACGAGGCCTCTGGTACATAGACTGTACGAGCGTACGGCATTTGTACATCGCTCTGCCCTCTTGAAAACCACAGCGAGATCAATAGGTTAGCAGGGCATCGAGGCGCTCGCTGGGCAGCACCGCCGGCCCCCGCCGGGGGGACGCCCTGGCCA